ATGGTTGGGAGCTTGATGAGCTTCACAACGTATATATCAATCCAGCTACACTTGCCAACAATAACATCTTACAATACGACTCTACTGATCAGCTTTGGAAAAATCAAGTACTAAGCACAGGCTTAACAGTCGGCACTACACCGATATCTTCGGGTACAATAGGAAGAGTATTGTTTCAAGGTACGGGGAATGTGTTACAGCAGTCAGGTAACTTGTTTTGGGATGATACGAATGGAAGGTTGGGGATTGGGACAAGTACGCCGCAAGCACGTTATCATCAATCGCAAACGCAAGGCATTCTTGCCCGTTATGACGTTACAAATGCTAACGCAGACCAAAATAGAGGGGTGTGGGAGTTTTATACTAACACAGCAGCTACGCCAGATTTCTTTGGAAGATTTGGATTCAAATTTGAAGGTGGTATAAATAATGCTGCAAGGCAATTTCAATTACACGTTGCAGACAATACTACTCCACGTTTTGTTGTTAATGGAAGCGGCAACGTCCTAATAAACACAACAACCGATGCAGGCTTCCGTTTAGACGTCAATGGTACTGCGAGGGTGCAAGGTTTAATGCGTTCAACCGAAGTTTTTGTCATTGGTGGAACTGCTACAACCAATACAGCAAACGCTCGTTTTTGGTCAACGGGTGGGCAAGCACCAACAAGCGGATTTTTTAGGGCATTGTATGCAGATACAACGTGGATTCCATCAAGTGGAAATGCTGAATATTATGCACTGGATTTAAGATTTACAATCAATCAAACGGGAACAGCTACGGGAGTCACACGCGGTCTTTATATTGCGCCAACTGTAACTTCAGCTTTTGATTTCCGAGCAATCGAAACAACCGTTGGTAATGTATTGCTTAACACAACAAGTGGTAGTGTTGGAATTGGCACATCAAATCCCAATTTTAAATTAACTATATCAGACGGAACAAGAACGGGTGGTTTTAATCCAAGTGCTGGACTTGACGCTTTTTCTTTTGGTACTTCATCAAATCATCCATTAGTTTTTGCAACAAATAATAACGCTGTAGGAAGAATAGCGACAACGGGAAATTGGTTAATCAACACCACCACAGACGCAGGATTCAAACTTGACGTTAACGGGACTGCGAGGGTGAGGGGTGCAAGTAATTTAAGTACTACAACTGCATTTACCATTGCAAATAGTGACTCAACAACTCTTTTGCAAGTTCAAGATAATGGGTATATTCGAATAGGAAGCCAAGGCACAAGCGCATTTCGTGTTTATGCAACTGATGCTTCGGGAGATTCTGAGCCTTCGGGTTTGCATTTAGTTCTGAACTCAAGAGTTGTTTCTTCGGCAACTCCAGCAGGAATTGGGATGGTAATGCTTAATGGTATCAATGGAACGGCTACAACGGGAACGCAGAATGTATTTTTAATTTCAAAAGGTTTTGCACCAACAAGCGGAACGGCTACATATAGTTCAAGTGTAATTATTCCAACTATTAACCAAACGGGCGGAGCTAACGGCATTACACGGGGATTGTACATCAATCCAACGCTAACAAGTGCGGCAGATTTTAGAGCAATTGAGACAACGGCAGGACGTGTTGTATTTGGCAACTTACCAACCTCAAGCGCAGGACTTCCAACAGGCGCAATATGGAATGACGGAGGAACATTAAAAATAGTTTAATAATAAAAATATGAAAACACAACCAACACAAGGAGTAGCAATTGAACCAATTGTATACCCACTAAACGCAGGAACGGCTACGCAAATGTCCGTTTTAGTTCTTAACTTTACAACTGAGGCAACGACTTGCACAACGTATTGGCAGCTCCTAACGGAAGACGGACTACAACTATCGCAAGGTAACTACACTTTGACTGAGGAAGAGTTCGCAGCTTGGGGTACTGACAACAACGTAGTGAACGAGTATGTTGCTGCCGCTATTGGCGTAACTTTAATTTAATATCACATGATCACTTTAAACGAAGAACAAGTAAAAAAAATCGAGGTGTTATTATCAGAAATGCCTGGTAAATTTTGTATCCCATTATTAAACATCTTAAATGAAGCATCTGCTAATAATACTGACAGCGCTAACGATGATAGCGTGCAGTCCGAAAGCTAGGTTCACTCGACTAATTGAAAAGCATCCTGAGTTAATAACTACCGATAGTATCACCATTCATGATACTATCAGAGTTGTTGTACCTGAGGTTAAGGTTGACACAGTTGTCAAGGTGAATGATTTACTTGATACTATCTTCTTAGAGAAAGAGCAGTTGAAGGTAAAGGTATGGATGAAGGGTGATCAGGTGTTCATTGAAGGTAAGTGTGACACTGTCTACGTAGATAAAATTATCGAGCGAAAGATACCTGTTAAGTACTATGAAAAGACTCCATGGTGGAAGAAGCTGTTAAATAACTTGTTGCCGATTTTAATTATCTTTGCTATACTTTATTTTGTTTATAGATTTATCAAAAGATAATGCAAGAGTTGATTCAGTTTGGAATGGTTACGGCCATAGCTATTATAGGATATTTTTTAAGAATGGTACACGCAGATGTTCGTAAAAATACTGAGGATGCAGGCAAGCTCAAAGGAAAAATTGAGCTTGTAGAACAGGAGTCACGCCTTAAATATCAAGCCATACAAGAGCAAACTCAACTTGAGATAAAGAACTTAGCTAAAAGTGTAGCTGAGCTATCAGACGCAGTCAAACAATTAATAATTAATAGATAATGGACACAGTATCAACGGCACCCGATTTTGGTGTATTTAGCCAATTGTCTGAATATGGACCAATTGGATTAGTGGCACTAGCACTTGGCTATGTGGCTTGGGTATTTATCAAACGACACCTAGATAACAAATAATGTCATTTGGTCCTTTTGAAGTATTAACTCAGTATGGTGTGTTAGGATTTGCTGTCCTAGCGCTTGGTTATTTGTGTTGGATGTTTCTCAATAGGCTTATGAAGAGTGAGGATGATCTTAAGGCAAAGGTAAACGATCTAGAGGGTGAGTATCGTGAGAAGCTTGACAGCAAGCTTACAGAAAGCACTGAGAGCTCTAAGAGTCTCAAGGAGATAGTTCTTATGTTCTTAAGTAAGAAATGAAACGTAAGCTCATCATTGTAGGCTCTCTGTTCATTACGCTAGTGGTAATGCAAGTATTCTCAAGCGGACATGGTCACGTTGTTGTGGTTGAGGATAACATACAGCTTACTGGTGAGAACAAGAAGCTCACAAAGAGTGTAAGTACATTAAAGGAGGCAAACAAACAGCTCACAGAGGATAAGGCTAATCTTGAGAATATGGTGTCTGAGGTTATTGGTGATTTGGATAGCACAAAGTCTGTGGTAAAAGATATTAAAAAAGAACTAGCAAATGAAAAGGATATTGTTCGTAGGCAGTCTAGCGGTAAGCAGTTTGAGTTTCAGCCAATCACGTTACCCACTTCAGACGGTAATTGATGGCGATTCAGTTGTCATCCTTACTAAGGCACAGGCTGATACGATAAACGCAATATTCGAAAGCCAAAAGGCTAAGATTGCCAGATTCAAATCCGATGTAAAAACAAAGGATTCTATTATATCAGTTAGGGATACAGTGCTTATGATGTATAGTCAGCAAGTAGTTCAGTACAGAAATGTAATTGATCTTCAGATTGTACGTGAGGATAAGTTAGATACCATAAGAGGATGGCTGATTGACAGGGCAAAGGAAGGAAGTTGGATATACTACTCATACATTAACAATGAGATAGTCGCTGTAGATCTATCTGATTACGTTGTAAGAAAGGATGACTATACGGGTGATATAATCTTTTACAAGAGGACAGAAGATTGCCCTAATGACGATAAACAAAAAGAACCGCCTGTTGGTTGGCACTACGATGTAGTAAAACCAAAGAGACCTAAACTAAATATTTTTAAATTATGAAAAAGTTTTTCAGAGAGTTGATCTCAGACGACAATCAAATTAATGAGCAAGCCTTTGTTGGTGTCATCTCGTTTTTTGCTATGGTATTTGTATTGATGACAGATGTCATTACAGGAATCATTGGCAACGAACTAGTAATCCAAAAGTTTATCTTTGATGGATTTATGTTACTAACTTTGGGGGCGTTTGGCATCACAACTGCCGGGCGTATCATGAAACTCAAAAACAAAGATAAAAATGAAGATAACTAAGACAGGTACAGCAGGTATTGATCTTATCAAGGTATTTGAAGGATTTAGATCAGCGCCATACAAATGTCCAGCAGGTATCCCTACCATTGGATACGGAGCCACATTCTATCCTAATGGCAAGAAGGTAACTATGGCTGATAAGTCTATAACTGAAGCTGAGGCTGTAGATTTGCTTAAGCATATGCTCGTTAGCTTTGAGAAGTATGTTGACAGCTATTGTAGAGATGACATCAATCAAAATCAATTTGATGCGTTGGTGTCGTTTGCTTACAACCTAGGTCCTGCTAACTTAAAGTCTTCTACTCTATTGAAGAAAGTAAATGCCAATCCAGAAGATGAGTCTATTAAATTAGAGTTTATGAAGTGGGTTAAAGCAGGAGGTAAAACATTAAAGGGTCTCGTCAGAAGAAGAGAGGCTGAGTCAGTATTATATTTTAAAAAATAAAACATGCAACTAAGTAAAAATTTAGCATTGTCAGAAGTAACTCGTAGCGAAACTGCAAAACGTAAAGGCATTAGCAATATGCCAACACCTGAACACATTGAGAACTTTAAGAAGTTGGCTGAGAAGGTCTTTCAACCAATCCGTGACCACTTCGGTAAGCCTATCCGTATTTCATCTGGATACAGAAGCAAAGCTTTAAATACTGCGGTTGGGGGCTCATTGTCCAGTCAACATTGCACGGGTGAAGCGATTGATATTGACATGGATGGTACTGACATTACAAATGCTCAGATCTTCCACTTCATCAAGGACAATCTAGAGTTTGACCAAATGATTTGGGAATTTGGAACAGATACTAATCCTGACTGGGTTCATGTTAGTTATGAGTCTACCGGTAAACAACGCAAACAAATTCTTGTTGCTAAGCGTTCAGGAAGTAAGACTGTTTACGTTCCATACAAGTAACATTTTTTTTGTTAACTTTGCTACATGAAGAAAATTGAACAGTCAGCCAAGAAGGATATTAAGGTTAGTCGCCCTGGCGTTCATGCTAAAAGCAAAACGTCAAAGTTAAAGTCTTCTAAGAATTACGTAAAGAAAAATAAAGGCCAAGGAAGATGAAAGTACAAAATTATAACACTGAAACTCCAAGCACAGGATCAAAAGTATTTGGTTCTAATGCTGCTGGTAATACTGTTAATTTCAGCGTACCAGCTTTGTTGGCTTTAAATCAATCTCCTTCAGTTGTCGTAACAAATGCGCTAACTGCCGCTACGTTGACAAACGTAAACACGTACTTCACTGGAACAGCTGGACCGTCTTTTTCGGTTACTCTTCCAGCCGCTAGCTCAAATCTTGATGGCGTTAAGTATGTTGTTATGTCAACAGCTACTCGTGCAACAACAACTTGGTCTTCAAGTGGCGCGTCGGTTGTTGGTGCACCGTCTACACTTACGGCAAATACACCAGTATGCTTGCAATACAGCCATACATTTTTAACTTGGTATATATCAATCTAATATAATATGAATAAAATCACAAAAGAAGAGCTCGACAAATTAGTCGCAGCCAACAGAATGTATCGCGATTTAAAGTTCGCTGTCGCTGACATTGAAATGTCTTTTGAGCGCCTTAAAGAGCAGAAGACTTTAACCATGGAACAACTTAAGGGAGCCACTATGGATCTTTCTGTCACACAGCAGGAGATCTATGATAAGTATGGCGATGTTCAGGTAAACCTTTTAACAGGTGAGTATAATTAGAAAGATATCTATTGGTCCTGATTACATGAAGTGTATGCACTACATGGTTGGTCAGGAGATCCTCGATAAGACTTGGAAGATTAATACCATCAGAGTAGAATCAGATGGTAGTATCTGTGTTTGGATTATTAAGGAAGGAGAGATTATACGATGGAAGTCTTTCTCTCCAACAATGCCAATTGCAATTGAGTATAAAATAGACTACTGATGAAATCCCCATACTGCTTCATTGTAGAACCAATTGGTCTGAGGCGGTACGATAACATTAAGAAGTTTGGTGATACCGACTTCGTAATTAGTTCCTCCCAAGAAGACCACAAGGCTTCTAATCGTTTTGCAAAAGTAATTGCAACACCTATTTACTATAACGGTCCTGTACAACCAGGAGACACCGTCATAGTTCACCACAACGTATTTAAGTTCTATAACGACATGAAGGGCCGTCAAAAGAGCAGCTGGAATTACGTCATGGACGATATGTTTTTAGCTGAGCTTGATCAGGTCTATGCGTTTAAGCGTGATGCTGATTGGCAGGCCGTTGAGCCATTTGTGTTCATTAAGCCTGTACCATCAGAGGATAAGGTGTTTAGCACAATAGGTGGATTCGAAGAGTTGTGGGGTGAGGTTGTTTATCCTAGTAATGATTTTGTATCTAAAGGAGATGTCGTATCTTTTACTCCAGATAGTGAGTATGAGTTTAGGATAGATAATCAACTACTCTATAGAATGTATAATAAGAACCTATGTCTGATACAAAAATAAGAATCATAGAGGCTGGTAAGAAGGCTATAAATGAACTGATCAAGGTTCTTGAGCAACCTATCATTACACATGCTGAGGACGATATATCTGCCGATAAGATGAAAAATGCTGCCTCTGCTAAGCGTTTGGCGTTTGAGGATGCCATGTTTATGCTTCTAAAGATTGATGAGGAGGAGAACAAACAATCTGAAACTCCAATAGCTGAGGTTACTCTAGGAAAGAGTGGTTTTGCTGAGGGTAGAGCAAAGATGAAGAATGGAAAATAATCTGTACCGTATAGTCACTGACCATGTTCACAAGACTGCTCTTACTACTAAGAATAGCAAGAAAAGTTGGGATTATGGGTACAATAAGGAATATGATATTATTGTTATATCTAAGGATGGAACCATTGGCGAAATCTATGAGATAAATGGTCTAAAGATCGCAGTTCCGGCAACTCCAAAAAATATAGACGACCGCGGCAACAAATGGGTTGCACAAGAGTATCCTGCTGAGTTGCAAAAAATAAAATCAATATTTGATTGGAACCGTAGAGACAATTCGTTCAAGTCTAAGTATGTCGATATGATCGAGACTGAGTTTGATCGAAGAGAGTATGGTTATTGGTTTAAGAACAATGGTAAGCCAACATATATTACAGGAACACACTACATGTACTTACAGTGGACCAAGATTGATGTTGGTCTTCCTGACTTCCGTGAGTCCAATCGAATATTCTTTATATTCTGGGAGGCTACCAAAGCAGATAGTAGATCATTTGGCATGTGCTACTTAAAGAACCGTCGTTCTGGCTTCTCGTTTATGTCTTCAGCTGAGACGTCTAACACAGGTACAATTGTTAGAGACTCTCGTATTGGTATATTGTCAAAGACAGGTGCCGATGCTAAGAAGATGTTTACCGATAAGGTAGTGCCTATCGTTAGAAATTACCCCTTCTTTTTCAAGCCGATCCAGGACGGTATGGATAACCCGAAGACGGAGTTAGCCTTCCGTGTTCCTGCAAGTAAGATTACGCGCAAGAATATGGATGAGGAGCGCGATGATGACATAGAAGGGTTAGATACTACCATTGACTGGAAAAATACAGCAGACAACAGCTATGACGGTGAGAAGTTACTTCTACTTGTTCATGACGAGAGTGGTAAGTGGGAAAAGCCTGAGAACATTCTAAACAACTGGCGAGTTACTAAAACGTGTTTACGATTAGGTTCTAAGATCATTGGCAAGTGCATGATGGGTTCTACGTCAAATGCACTCAGTAAAGGTGGGGAGAACTTTAAAAAGTTATACTACGATAGTGACCCAACCAAGCGATCTGCAAATGGTCAGACAAAGTCAGGGCTCTACAGTCTATTTATCCCCATGGAGTGGAACATGGAGGGCTTTATTGATGAGTATGGATGGCCTGTGCTTGATGATCCAAAGAAACCAATCTTAGGTATCGATGGCGAGGATATAACAATGGGTGTTATTACTTATTGGAATAATGAGGTTGCTGCACTTAAGACTGACTCAGATGCACTCAATGAGTTCTATCGTCAGTTCCCTCGCACAGAGTCACACGCGTTTCGTGATGAGTCAAAGTCATCACTATTTAATCTGACAAAAATTTACCAACAGATTGACTATAATGACTCTTTAATTAAAGATCAGGTGCTTACTAGAGGCTATTTCCATTGGAAAAACGGTGAGCAAGACAGTGAGGTTATTTGGACGCCTGATCCAAACGGAAGATTCTTGGTTTCATGGATTCCTGAACAAGCTATGAGAAATAGAGTGATTGTGAAGAATGGGAGAAAATCACCAGGTAATGAACATATCGGTGTGTTTGGATGTGACCCTTATGATATATCAGGCGTAGTTGGAGGTGGTGGATCTGCCGGAGCACTTCATGGATTAACTTCGTTTCATATGGAGAACGCTCCAACTAATCATTTCTTTTTAGAGTATATTGCCCGTCCTCAGACTGCTGAGATATTTTTTGAGGATGTTTTAATGGCTTGTCATTTCTACGGAATGCCTATACTTATTGAGAACAACAAGCAGCGACTACTCTACCATTTCAAAAACAGGGGATACCGAGCATTCTCTTTAAACAGGCCAGACAAACATATATCTAAGCTATCAAAAACAGAACTAGAGCTTGGCGGCATACCTAACTCATCAGAAGACGTTAAGCATGCGCACGCTAACTCTATCAACACATATATTGAAGAGTATGTTGGCCTTGATCAAGAGGGAACATATAGAGACTCAGACACTATGGGAGATATGTATTTTAATAGAACATTGAATGACTGGGCTCGATTTGATATTAATAACAGGACAAAACACGATGCTTCGATTAGCTCAGGACTCGCGATTATGGCGTCCAGAAAACACTTGTTTATACCTAAGAAAGAGGAATCTAAAATAAGTGTTAAATTTGTAAGATATAAGAATACAGGCATTAGAAGCGAAATCATCGAATAATGGATAAACCATCAGTTGTTATCTCTGCACTACCTTTCCCGGACCAGATGGCTCCAGACGAGGTTAAGGCTACATATGAATATGGTCTAAAGGTAGGTAAAGCCATCGAAGGAGAGTGGTTTAAGAGGAAATCAAACTCAAGTAGATTTTATCAACAGTGGGGTGAATTCCACCGTTTGAGACTATACGCTCGTGGAGAGCAACCAGTACAAAAGTATAAAGATGAGCTTGCCGTCAATGGTGACATATCTATGCTCAACCTAGACTGGACTCCTGTTCCTATCATCCCTAAGTTTGTTGACGTTGTCGTAAACGGAATGATAGACCGACCATATACTGTAAAAGCTGAAGCTCAAGATGTAATGTCTGCAGAGAAGAAGAATATCTTCCAGGATATGATCGAGGCTGATATGGTTGCTAAGGACTTCCTTACACTTACGCAGGAGCAGTTTGGCATTGATGCTTTCAATGTTAATCCTGATGAGTTACCTGCAAATGATCAGGAGTTGTCATTGTACATGCAGATGAACTACAAACCATCTGTCGAAATTGCCGAAGAGATTGCTATTGACACTGTCATGAAAATGAATGAGTACGAAGATACACTTCGTCTCTACTATTATGACGTTACTACTCTCGGTCTTGGCGTTGTTAAGCATGAGTTCTTAATTAACGACGGCGTAAAAGTTGAGTATGTAGATCCAGCAAACTGGATTCACAGCTATACAGAAAAGAATGACTTCTCAGATTGTTTTTATTTTGGTGAGGTTAAGCAGGTGCATTACACTGAGCTTCTAAAAATGAATCCAAATCTAACAGATGAGGAGCTTACTGAAATTAAGAATGCTGGATCAGCATGGTATGACTACTTCCCTGTAGTTAGAAACTACCAAGATGATGCATTCTTGAATGAGGTTGTAACGTTATTGTATTTTAATTACAAGACACACAAGAAGTTTGTTTGGAAGAAGAAGATTCTTGAGAACGGAGGTGAGCGAGTTATTCGTAAAGAAGATACGTTCATGGCTCCAAACGGTGAATACTTTGAGGTAATTGAAGCAGTTCGCGACGTTTGGTATGAAGGTGTTCTTGTTGGTGGATCAAACATAATGATCAAGTGGGAGATGATGAAGAACATGGTTCGTCCTAAGTCTGCATCACAGCGCGCACTTCCAAACTATATTGCTTACGCTCCACGTTACTATAAAGGAAACATTGAGTCGTTAGTTCGACGCATGATTCCATTTGCTGATCAGATTCAGTTGACACACTTGAAGCTACAGCAGGTTATGGCTCGCATTGTTCCTGATGGTGTATTTATCGATGCCGATGGTATTAATGAAGTTGACCTAGGTACAGGTGCAGCATACAATCCTGAGGACGCGCTCAATCTATACTTCCAAACGGGTAGTGTGATTGGTCGATCTTATACTACAGAGGGTGAGTTCAATAATGCTCGCATTCCTATCCAAGAGCTAAATACAAATAGTGGTCAGGCTAAAATGGCTGCCCTTATCGGTAACTACAACCACTACTTAAATATGATCCGCGATGTGACGGGTGTAAATGAGGTGCGTGATGCATCTACACCACATCCAGATGCATTGGTTGGTGTTCAAAAACTTGCGGCACTAAACTCAAACACAGCTACTCGCCACATCTTAGATGCTGGTATCATCACAACTAGACGTGTAGCTGAGTGTATTTCTATACGTATTGCAGACATCTTAGAGTATTCTGACTTTGCTGAAGAGTTCGCTATGCAGATTGGTAAGTATAACCTATCGATCTTACAGGACGTTAATGAGTTATACCTACATGACTTTGGTATCTTTATTGAGGTAGCTCCAGATGAAGAGCAAAAAGCTCAGCTTGAGCAAAACATTCAAATGGCACTACAGCAGCAAACGATTGATCTTGAGGATGCAATTGATATCCGTATGATCAACAATGTTAAGCTTGCCAATGAGATGCTTAAGATGAAGCGTCGTAAGCGAATGGAGCAAAAGCAGAAAGAGAAGGAGATGGAGTTCCAAATGCAGATGCAGACAAACATTCAATCTTCTCAAGCAGCTTCTGAAGCCAAGGCGCAGATCATTCAATTGGAAGGTCAAACCAAAGCGCAGATCAAGCAGATGGAAGTTCAAGGTGAAATCCAAAAAATGCAAGCTGAGTCTGAACTCAAGAAAGAATTAATGGCTATTGAGTTCCAATACAACATGCAACTTAATGGCATGCAGATGCAAACATTAAAAGATCGTGAGGCTGAAAAAGAAAAGGCAAAAGATAAGCGAGTAGACCTACAGGCTACACGTCAGTCTGAACTTATTAACCAACGACAAAACAACCTGCCTCCGCAAAACTTTGAGAGTACAGAGGATTCCCTAGATGGCTTCGATTTAGAGTCATTCGGGCCTAAATAAATAATTATTAACTTTGTTGAAAATTTAATTAAATGGAAGGTGAATTTAAAGTGAGAGCTGTAGATTTCGAAGAGAAGTCTGTAGCCGAAAAAGAAGCAGAGCTTCTTGATGGTTTAGAAGATCATAGCGGTGATCAAGATACAGTTAAGATTGACTTATCGCAAGATCAACAACCAGCAGAAGACCAACAATTAGAACCAGATCCGGTAGAACCAGATCTAGATGATAATAAAGTTCTTTCATATCTTGGTAAAAGATGGAACAAAGAAATTACATCTTTGGATGAATTAGTTCAAGAGCGCGAACAAGCTGAAGAACTACCTGAAGATGTGTCTGCGTTCCTAAAATACAAAAGAGAAACAGGACGTGGTATTGAAGACTTCATGAAGTTGAATGTCGACTACAGTGCCATGGACGAAGATTCTCTACTTTATCAATACGCTAAAGATCAAAACCCAGAGCTTGATGCTGATGAGGTTAGGTTCGAATTAGAGTCCAAGTTTTCATACGATGAAGACTTTGATGATGAGAAGCATATTAAAAAGGTAAAGTTAGAGAGAAAAAAAGAGCTGACTAAGGCTCGTGAGTACTTTAATAAACTTAAAGAACAGTACAAGGTTCCGCTTGAGTCAAGGGAATCCTTTGTTCCGCAAGAAGAAAAAGAAGCTTACGAATCTTATAAGCAATATAAACAAACCGCGACTAGCGAGCAAGAGGAGCAACAAAAGCGGTCTAAGTATTTCGCTGAGAAGACGAATGAATTATTCTCTGATAAGTTTGAAGGTTTCAAATTTAATATTGACGAGAATAAAGCAGTAACGTTCAAGCCAGCAGATGCAAAGACACTCCTTAATGAGCAGTCTTCATTAAGTAACTTTGTAAATAAGTTCTTAAACGAAGATGGCTACCTAAAGGATGCTGAGACGTTCCATCGAGCAATAGCGATTGCTTCGAATCCCGAAAAGTTTGCAAAGTTCTTCTATGAGAAAGGCATGACAGAGGCTGTTGAGACAGTTTCTAAAGAGTCTAAAAATATTGACATGACTCGTCAAGCCACTCAGGTAACTAACAAAACTGACGGAACATTCCAAGTAAGAGCCGTAGAGTCTGGTTTCGGTAACAGATTAGTTATTAAACAAAAACCTAAAAACTAGAAAAAATGGCTGGTACATTACAGGTATCTCCGGGTGTAAATTTAACTCCGAGTTCCGTTAAGGCAACATTGCCTACAAACTACATTACTAACTTTGACTTCTTGAATCAGTATCTTCCTGATACTTATGAGCAAGAATTCGAGCGCTATGGTAACCGTTCAATCGCATCTTTCTTGCGTATGGTTGGTGCCGAGCTTCCTACTAACTCTGACTTGATCAAATGGGCAGAGCAAGGTCGTCTTCACACTAAATACACTGCGGTTACTGCTGTTGGTGCTACTGCTGGTGACGATACAGTTGTCTTTGATATCGGTACAGGAACTTGTGTTTTCCGCATTGGTCAAACTGTATTCCTTTCAAACAACGCATCTTCTACATCTTCTTACAAAGGTGTAATCACTGCGCTTCCTGCATCTGATCGTTTCACTGTTGCTTTCTACAATGCTTCTGGTATTGCTGCTGGTGACACTGGTGCTACATTCACTGCATTTGTTTACGGTTCTGAATTCCAAAAAGGTACTAGCGGTATGCAAGGATCTTTGGAAGCACAAGATTTGTTCTTCGATAACAAACCAATCATCATCAAAGACAAGTACACTGTTGCTGGTTCTGACATGGCTCAAATTGGTTGGGTTGAAGTAACTACTGAAAACGGTGCTACAGGATACTACTGGTATATGAAGTCTGAGCATGAGACTCGTCTACGTTACGAAGACTATCTTGAGATGTCAATGGTTGAAGGCGTTCCTGCTGAAGTTAACTCAGGTGCAGCTGCTGCATTAGGAAGTGCTGCTTACCCTGCTGGATCTACATTGCCTTACAATGCAGGTACTCAAGGTATGTTTGCTGCTATTGAATCTCGTGGTAACGTTTGGGCAGGTGGTAATCCATCTTCTTTGGGCGACTTTGATACAATTGTACAACGTTTGGACAAGCAAGGTGCTATCGCTGAGAACGTATTGTTCTTGAACCGTCAGTTCTCTTTTGACATCGATGATATGTTGGCTGCTCAAAACTCTTACGGTGCTGGTGGTACTTCTTACGGTTTGTTTGACAATAACCAAGAAATGGCTTTGAATCTTGGATTCACAGGTTTCCGTCGTGGTTATGAGTTCTACAAGACTGATTGGAAATACCTTAACGACGCAACTCTTCGTGGCGGCATCGTTGGTGGTGCTATCAATGGTGTTTTAGTTCCTGCTGGTACAATGAGCGTTTACGATCAAGTACTTGGTAAGAATGCAAAACGTCCATTCCTTCACGTTCGTTACCGTGCTTCTGAAGCTGAAAACCGTCGTTACAAAACTTGGATGACTGGTTCAGCTGGTGGTGCTCAAACTAGCGACCTTGATGCTATGGAAGTCAACTTCTTGTCAGAGCGTGCGCTTTGTACAATGGGTGCTAACAACTTCTTTATCTTCAAAGGATAAGAAAACCAATAATACGAGAGGGGTTTCGGCCCCTCTCTATTTTTTAATAAGTTAAATTATATCAAATGAAAAGAGTAAAACTAGAGGCGAAAGATCGCACCTACCTATTAAAAATTGAAAATGCTCCATTGAGCTATTTTATTGCGCATAAAGATACTCCGCGCAAACGTCTACTTTATTATAACGAAGAGACAAACACAAACCATCCACTTCGCTACGCGCGAAATTCTAACTCACCATTTCAAGATGAACAAGATGCCAACGTTATCGTTGAGCCTATTGTATTTGAAGATGGAATTCTAAATGTTCCAAAAAATAATCCTGTACTTCAAGAATTCTTACATTACCACCCTGGCAATGGAAGTGAATTTTATGAATTTGATTCAGAGAAAGATGCCCAAGAAGATGTTCAAGAATTATTCTCAGAAATTGATGCATTATTATTGGCTCGTGATTTAGCAGATAAAGATATCAATACATTGGAAGCAGTCGCTAGATTGGTTTTAAAAGGTAATGTAGATAAGATGAGTTCTGCCGAAATAAAAAGAGACATGATGTTATTTGCTAAGCGTTATCCGCAAGACTTCATGGAGGCAGCTTCTGATCCAATGCTTAAAATCAACAACTTCGCAGCACGCGCATTTACATCAGGATACTTAACCTTCAGAGGAAACAAAGACATCCACTATAACTTCAAGGACAATAAGAAGCGTCTAATGACCGTTCCGTTTGGTCATGACCACATCCATGCATTGGCTTCTTATTTGCAGTCTGACGAAGGGTTAGAGCTATACAAATACCTAGAAGATAAATTTTCTGAGAATTAGTATATTTGCATAGTTATTAACTATTAAAACGTTTTAAGATGAACAAGAAATTTTTACAATTTACGATTGGAGCAGCAGATGCACTAGTGAAGAAATTAATTCCAGCAAACACAGAGTGGTTTATTGAATACACAAGCACTACTGTATTGACTCTTACCGCTGTAGGTGGGGTTGCTACTGCTGATGTTATTACAATTACATTTACAACTGCTGATGCTACTTACGCATCTCATGCAGCTGTAGTAAATGCATTGGCTTTTGCTAACCAAGCTCTCTCTAATCCAGATGCAATTATTATTCCTGCACTTCCTTTGGTTGGCGCTACACAACAATTGATTACATCTGTAGCTATTGCTTAATCACTAGTAAACTACTACTAAAAGGGCACTTCTAATGGAGTGCCTTTTTTTATTTATCTTTGTACAAAAGCAGTCAGATGATCAATGACGTTCGAAATACCGTCCTATCAATAATTAGCAAAGACAACCGTGGCTTTATTACGCCATTCGAGTTTAACTTGTTTGCAAAGCAAGCACAGCTTGAGATTTTCGGGCAGTATGTATACAATTACAGCAATGCAATCAATAAGCAAAATGCTAGAATGCATGGAGAGGGATACACTGATATACCAAAAAACATAGGTGAAGTAATTGATACTTTTTCTGTATTTACATCGGCAACATATAATATTGCTACCAGTAAGTTTAATTTCCCGGTAGATCCATCAACTGGTATTGAAAACTATTTCTTCTTGGAGAAACTTGTTTACAATAATTCTACTGAAATTGAGAAAGTTAGCCACAGAAAGATATTGAATTTGGTTAACTCAAATCTTACAGCACCAACTACTAAATACCCTGTATATACAATGGATCAAAACGGTTTATTGGTTTATCCTACAACCATTACATCTAATGTAACTATACAATATATAAGGTATCCAAAAGATCCTGTGTGGACATATCAAGAAACGTTATCAGGCGATCCATTCTTTAATCCATCAGATCCTAACTATCAAGACTTTGAACTTCCGTTAGATGATTTTGCCAATCTAGTTATTAAGATACTAGAGTACGCTGGTATATCAATTAGAGAACAAGAAGTTGTGTCAGCAGCTAAAGCTGAAGAAGTACAAGACATTCAACAGAAACAATAATGGCATATATAACTAACTATCAGTACTATACCAACAATGGTAATGTCCCTGAAGATGAAAATTGGGGATCATACCAATATGTTAGTCTTGACTATATGGTCAATAACTTTATATTAAACTATGTTGGCAATGATAAGTTGATTAATAATGTCGACAGATATACTATTTTATTTCATGCGAAAAGAGCTATACAAGAGCTTAATTATGATGCACTTAGAAATATTAAAGTACTTGAATTTGAATTAGGGGACCAACTTAAGTTGATATTACCACCTGACTATGTAAATTATGTGAGAATATCAATGCTTAGAAATGGTGTTTTATATCCACTTACTGAGGCAAGACAGAGCATAACAGCAACTGCATACTTACAAGACAACAACGGTCAGATTATATTTGACTCGAATGGAGAGGTAGTTATTGGCGAGTCAAGATTAGATATCTTACGACAGGAGAATAAACTTTATGTTGGCCCTGGTCCATACTATAACCAATGGGGTTGGGAGTATGACGGGGAATGGTATTTTGGGTATCCAATTGCACAAAACTTTGGTTTAAATACAGCAGATGCAAATATTAATCCTAAGTACTATATCAATAAAGCAGCCGGTGTGATTGATTTCACATCAGGTGTAGAGAACTCTTACATTGTACTTGAATATATATCTGATGGAATGGAGAACGGCGACACAAGCGCTATCTCTATCAATAAATTAGCAGAAGAATATATTTATGCTTATTTAAAATATGCCTTACTTAACAATAAGTTCGGTGTTCAAGAATACATTATTAATAGGGTTAAGAAGGATAAAACAGCTGCCCTTAGAAATACCAAAATCAGATTGAGCAACATGCACCCAGGCCGATTGTTGATGGCAATGAGAGGCAAGGATAAATGGATTAAGTAATTATGGCTGACCTACAAAGAACATTTCTTGCCGGGAGAATGAACAAAGACCTCGATGAGAGGTTAGTTCCTGATGGAGAATACCGTGATGCGGTAAATATAACTATTGACACATCAGAAGGATCAAATATTGGTGCTGTTCAGAATTCCCTTGGTAACACATTAACAACAAACATAAATAACATACTTGCTAGTTACCAGATCCCTGCGGCAGTAAATGCGGTTACTATAGGAGCATTAGCATATGAGCCATCAAACTTATTATATTGGTTTGTAAAGGCTGATAACTTTGAGGGTATATTTGAATACAATGAGATTACTAATGCATCATTGTTAGTACTTGGATGTCAAATACCAAACTCAAATAATGTTAGATTGAATTTTGACGCTAATTATCTAATTACTGGTGTTAACTACATTACTGACGGTATGGGTGGTGGTTTTCTTATTTGGAATGACAACTTAAACCCACCTAGAAAGATTAATATTAATAGATGCAAGACATATAGCGTTAATGATACTAGAATTGACGACGATATTAATCTAATTGTCGCTCCACCACTTAACTCGCCTTTTATATCATTAAGCACACTTCAGTCTACAACATTAGACCCAAATAATATTGAGGACAAGTTTGTTTATTTCAGCTATCGATATAAGTACTTAGATAATGAGTACTCATCAATGTCTCCATTTTCATCTACAGCATTCAATCCAAAATTCTTGAATATTGATATAGAGACAGGTGAAAATAAAGGCATGCTTAATGAATTTAATCAGGTTGAAGTTACATTTGAAACTGGAAATGAGTTTGTTAAGGAAATTCAATTATTAGTTTGGGAGTCTAGAACTCTTAATGTAAAAATTGTTGAGACGTTAAATAAGGAAGAAATAGGTATACAAGATAATTCTACGTATAGTTTCTTCTTTATGAATAATAAAACATACGCAGCTCTTCCTTCAGATCAAGTAACTAGATTATTTGACAACGTGCCTCTTAAAGCTTTAGCTCAAGATATCATTGGGAGTAGATTAGTTATGGGTAATTACACTCAATTCAGAGATTTAATAGGATACAGTACAAATGATTTTATAGATGTTAATTATACTGTAGATTATATTTCAGAGCCCATCACATCACTACCAAAACAAACATGGAGAAGCGATCGAGATTATGAGATTGGTATCGCCTATTTAGATGATTATGGTCGAATGACTACTATATTAACATCTGTTGATGGGGCATCTACTAGTTCAACTCCAGGCAATAATCAGTCTAACTCAGTATATATATCTCCAGATAACTCAAGTACTGCAAATTCTTTGGTTGTTAATATAAAGAATGAGGCTCCTGTATGGGCTACTGGGTACAGATTATTTGTTAAGCAGTCTAAAGGAGAGTATTATAATTTGTTTCCTGTTACTTT